AAAGATTGGTGATACATTACTTGTTCATCATAATGTCTTTAAATTTTATAATGATGTAAAGGGACGACAGAAAAGTGGTAAGAGCTATTTTAAGGATGACCTGTTTTTTATAGATCAGGAGCAGTTTTTTTTATATCACAATGGAACAGAGTGGAAGTCATATGATAGGTATTGCTTTGTAAAGCCAGTCCCTGTTAGTGAGTCTTATATATTTAAACCTTTTAGTGAGGAGCCATTAGTTGGCTTAATGAAGTATCCGAACGAATACTTAACTAGTAAAGGTGTTAATAAAGGTGATATGGTCACATTCGCCCCGGAGAGTGAGTATGAGTTTACAGTGGATGATGAGAAACTATACAGAATATATGATCATCAGATAAGTATGGTTATATGAGCAAGAAAGATAACTGGATATTCTATGAAGAGGATTGGAATGAAGACAACCTACCAATTAGAAAAATAAAAAGAATAAAAAAAACTACTATTAAACATAGCTTAAAATCTATTAATAGAAATATAGAATAAAATAATATGGAAAATGATTTCGAATTATTTTTAAAAGAAAATAACATAACTGAACAGGATATTAATGATTGGATGAAGAAGATGGATGTTGATCATTTTGTAGAAACTAAAGGTAAAGAATATTATAAAATAAAATCAAAAATACACGGTAATGGATTGTTTTCTAGTAATGATTTAAAAGTTGGAGATAATATAGGTGAAGCTGGTATAGGTCAAAAAAGAACATCTCTTGGGAGGTATACCAATCATAGCGGGAATCCTAATATTAAATTTATTAGAAAAGATGTAGATGGTTTATTTATAGTTAAAGCAGTTGCAATAAAAGATATAAAAAAGGATGAAGAGTTTCTAGTAGACTATAGACATAAGGAATTAAATCAAATCATAGATATAAAAAATGACATCAAAGGAGATAAAGCTAAAGATAATAGAAGCCGGGCACAGAGCAGTGAATGAACTGATTAGTGTAGCGAAAGAAAAAATTATCAAGTATGATGCTGAGGATTCGCTTAGCGCAGATAAACTAAAGAATGCAGCCGCTACAAAAAAGCTAGCAATATTTGATGCCTTTGAAATATTAAACAGGATTGAGGCAGAGAGAGAGGCTATTGATATCTCTGAAAAAGGAGAGAGTAAAACTGATACCAAACAGGGATTTGCAGAAAGACGATCAAAATAATTTATACGAGGTAGTAAAAGATTATATACCTAAAAATGTGATCACCCTTAAGAACAAAGGGAAATCGTGGGCATATGGCTACGACTCAAAATATGAGGTTATTGTTATATCAAAAGATGGGACAATAGGGGAGATAATAAATATAAGTGGACTAATTATAGCCCTCCCTGCACCACATAAAACGTGCTGGTCTAGAGACAAGAAAAAAGAAGAACAGTACTGGGAGAGGCAAGACCTACCAAAACCTCTAGGTAAAATCAAAAATATACATCAATGGAATGATATGGACTCAGTCTTTAAAGACCGATGGGTTGATTATATTGAGCAGGAGTTTGACTATAGGGAATATGGTATGTTCTTTAAGAACAATGGGAATGTATCATATATAACAGGATCTCATTATATGTATATCCAATGGACCAGTATTGATATTGGTTACCCTGACTTCAGGGAGGCTAATAGAATATTTTGGATTTATTGGGAAGCCTGTAAGGCTGATAAGAGAAGTTTTGGAATGGATTACCTAAAGATAAGAAGATCAGGATTCTCATTTATGTGCTCATCAGAATGTGTAAATACAGGTACACTTGCAAAAGATTCAAGGGTTGGTATACTATCTAAGACAGGTAGTGATGCTAAGAAGATGTTTACAGATAAGGTTGTACCTATTGCTAATAGGCTACCGTTCTTCTTCAAGCCTATCCAGGATGGTATGGATAAACCAAAGACTGAGCTAGCCTTTAGGGTACCTGCGTCTAAGATCACAAAGAAAAATATGTTCACTGTACAGGATGATGATATAGAGGGTCTTGATACAACAATTGACTGGAAGAATACAGATGATAACTCTTATGATGGTGAGAAGTTATTATTACTAGGTCACGATGAATGTTATGCTCCTGATACTAAGATACTAATGGAAGATATGTCTTTCCTAGAAATAAAAGATATAAATATTGGGGATAAGGTCCGTATAGATGGTGGTCTTGTTAAGACTGTTATTAAGAAGACCAAGGGTATGGCAGATAGGTTTTTAGTTAAACAGCCATATGGTAAGGATTATATTGTTACTAAGAACCACCGACTTATATTAAATGATTATAATAAGGGAGAGGTTATATTAACCCCTGAGGAGTATATTAATAGCTCTAATTACCGGAAGCAACACCTGACAAGGGTATGTAGTAAGGGTATTGAGCTTGAGGATAAATTCAATGGAATACCTCCTATGTATCTAGGATTATGGTTAGGTGATGGTAGAAAAGGATCAATGACTGTACTTGTTAATAAATATGAAGAGCCTGAGATAATGCACTATATAGGAAGATTAGCAGAGATGTGGGGTGTACCTATTGAATTAAAACAGAGGCCTGATTGTGAGAGTATTATTGAGGTTAAATTAAAAGGTATAAATAATGAGCTTAAAAAAATAGGGGTATATAATAATAAACATATACCTGAAGATTATATGAACTCATCTATAGATTCAAGGCTTCAGTTACTAGCTGGTCTTATTGATACAGATGGATATTCAGATAAAAAAAAGGGATCTATTGAGATTGGGATGTCTAATGAAAATCTTATTAATCAAATAAGAATACTTGTATTATCTTGTGGTCTTAGCTCTAGTAATATTACTCATAAAATGTCAAATTTTAATACTGATGTATATACAGTTCGTATCTCAGGAGAGTTATCTATTATACCTATGCTTACAAGTAAAAAATCATTTGAAGATTATAAGCCTAGCACAAGAGGACGAAGGAATAAGATTGATATAGAGCCATTAGATTTTGGTGAGTATATTGGTATACAGGTAGATGGAGAGAATGATAATGAGAGAAGATTAATATTAGAAGACTTTACGGTCTCTTTAAACTCAGGCAAATGGATTAAGCCAAATAATATATTAAACAACTGGCGGGTTACAAAAACCTGTCTACGACTAGGTAGTAAGATTATAGGTAAATGTATGATGGGATCAACATCAAATGCATTAAGCAAGGGGGGTGACAACTTTAAAAAATTATTTGAAGACTCCGCTATATCAAAACGAAATAGAAATGGTCAAACTAAAAGCGGGTTATATTCCCTTTTCGTTCCAATGGAGTGGAATATGGAGGGTTTTATTGATAGGTATGGTATGCCGGTTTTTAAAACGCCTAAAGTTCCTGTAATGGGAATTGATGGTGAGATGATAGATCAGGGTGCTGTTGACTACTGGCAGGCAGAGGTTGACTCATTAAAGAATGACCCTGATGCATTAAATGAATTCTATCGCCAGTTTCCAAGGACTGAGTCACACGCATTTAGAGATGAATCTAAGCAGTCATTATTTAACCTTACAAAAATATACCAGCAGATTGATTATAACGACTCACTTATAAAGGAACATCATATGACAAGGGGATCATTCTCTTGGAAGGATGGTATACAGGATACCAAGGTTATATTCAGCCCTAATAATAGGGGTAGATTTTATATATCCTGGAATCCAAAGCCACATATGCAGAATAACTTTATAGTAAAGAAGGGAATTAAATATGCAGGTAATGATCATATAGGAGCCTTTGGGTGTGATAGTTATGATATATCAGGTACAGTTGGCGGTGGCGGTTCTAATGGAGCGCTTCACGGACTTACTACCTATCATATGGATGAGGCGCCAGTAAATACTTTTTTCTTAGAGTATATTGCCCGACCACAGACGGCTGAGATATTCTATGAGGATGTACTAATGGCTTGCGTTTTTTATGGTATGCCTATACTAATTGAGAATAATAAACCAAGGTTACTATATCACTTTAAAAATAGGGGGTATAGAGGGTTCTGTATAAACAGACCAGATAAACACTATACAAAGCTATCAAAGACAGAGAAAGAACTAGGAGGAATTCCAAACTCAAGCGAGTCTGTTAAGCAGGCGCACGCTACAGCAATAGAATCCTATATAGAGAAGCACATAGGAATAGATATGGACGGCTCTTACCGAGATCCAGGAGATATGGGAGATTGCATTTTTATAAGAACATTAGAGGACTGGGCAAAGTTTGATATTAGTAATAGAACTAAGCACGATGCCTCTATTAGTTCGGGTCTAGCTATAATGGCAACCCAAAAAAACCTATATCTACCTCAGGAAAAACAATCAAAAATAAAGATTAACTTTGCAACATACAATAATAAAGGAACAATTAGCGAAATAAATAGATGAAAGATGTTAAAATAAATATAACATCCGCAGGATTTCCAAGTCAATTTGTGTCTGATTCAATTAAAGCCTCAGAAGAATTTGGCCTACAAATAGGCCAAGCTATTCAGTATGAGTGGTTTAAAAAAGATGGCAACGGAGGAAGATACTACGGACAGTGGAGAGATTTTCACAGATTAAGACTATATGCTCGAGGTGAGCAGTCAATAGGAAAGTATAAGAATGAACTAGCGGTAGATGGTGATCTATCTTATCTAAATTTAGATTGGACACCAGTACCTATACTACCAAAATTTATTGATATCGTTGTTAACGGTATGTCAGATAGATTATTTAAGGTGAAGGCTTACGCACAGGATGCTATGTCTCAATCTAAAAGGAGTAAGTATCAAAATATGGTACAGGGTCAGATGGTTGCAAAACCATTCCTTGAACTAGTTTCAAAAAAGACAGGTGTAAATCCTTTTGTTATGCCACCTGATGAGATCCCATCATCTGATGATGAGCTATCATTATATATGCAGTTAAATTATAAGCCTGCAATTGAGATTGCAGAGGAGGAGGCTATCAATACATTATTTGAAGCCAATCATTATAATGATACTAGGCATAGGCTTGATTATGATACAACAGTACTAGGTATTAGTGTAGCTAAGCACGAGTTTTTATTGGGTGATGGAGTGAAAATATCTTATGTAGATCCCGCAAATGTAGTATATAGATC